GAAAGCGCTGTCATAGGTGTTGTCATTGGATGTTCTCTCTAAACACAAAGTCTGAATCCCATTCAACAAAAGCGCCATTGGTCATAGGCTTCAAAGTGTAAGTTGGACAAACCTCAGCAACCACGTTGAATGTGCAAGCAGATCCGACCGCAGTAAGCGTTCCGGCAGAAGGAGTTCCAATAACCGGTCGATGCAAAGTCACGTTTACTGTCGAGCCTGAACCTCTCAAAACCTGAGCGGTTACTTTATATGGATAATTTCCAAGCTGGATGAAATCGCCGGCCTTAAAGACAATCGTAGAACTTCCAACGGCAGGAAGATTGCCCACCGAAATTGTTGTCGCATTCGCCGCTGGCACGGATGCAAGCGTAAGCACTGCCGCCTGACCACTTGTAAGTTCACCTTGATAAACCGTAAACCATTGAAGATTGGTCGAGCTAAATGTGATCGTTGCTGCTGTCTGTCTGTCGAGATTGTCAATCGTCTGGATCACATCCCGAACCTGTGGGTAATAGAGAAAAGCGTGAGGCTTGACCGTGAAAACCCAAGGAACAGTTGTTACATACTGAGCTGTTCTTACTTGCCCCGATCTTGAGTATTGCTGGCCGACCATGCGTCGGTTGTTGACCGTAATGGTTTGGCTAATGTCCAATATGGTTTGGAAACTCATGTCCGGCCTCGCGGTGAAAGCGATTTTTGCGCGTAGGCGTTTGCAGCCCATACCGCTCGATTGCTACCCATGATTCTTTCCTCAAAAGACTTCACGTCAATCGCCTGGATGTTGTAAACGACATTTCCGCCTGTACTGCCTAATGAACCGTTAGGGACGATTGTGCCGCTTGATTTAGGAACAAATAATTCAGGGCCCTTCTCGCCAACAATGTACGGCTGATTGCTGTTTACCGGACCGCCATTTGCTTTAAATAAATCTAAAAAAGAACCACCAGAAGGCAAGAAAGAGTCTATAAATCGATTGAGTGATCTTGTGGCAAAGCGTTGGAATAAGCTCCTAGCTAAATTTTTGAAAGCCTCGGCGGCTGATTTACCACGCGTAAACGCATCGACAATTTCCGCGCCCAAGCTCTTAAACCCGTCACGAAGGTCTTCCAACAATTCCTTCATTGGATCAATCTGACCTTTCATGTCGGCAAAGTATTTGTTGACAATCTTGAAGTATTGCTCTTCAGTGATAAAACCTTCTGACAATAACTGATCGACTCGTTGCAGTTTCTCCCCAAGTATTTCTAATGGTGTCAGCGAAGCCTCAATCTCTCGTCTAGCAAGTGCAAGCATCTCATCATAAGATTGCTCTTTGCCAAAAGGTTTTGGCTTGTCAAACGGCTGGGCATTAGGAAATAACGCGCCATAGTCAAGATCTTGAGCGGCTTGTTTAATGTCGGCCTGCACCTCGGCCAAAAGATTTTTTCTAGATTCCTCCGTGCCAAAAATGGCTGTCAGAAACTCTGGCTTTCCTATTTCCTCAGCGCGTTTCGCGGCAATCAATTCATTAGCCTTTTGCAGAGCTTCTGAACCATATTTCGCGGCCTCAAATCGCAAAGCAGCATCTTCACCTTCGCGTAGCTTACGAATCTGAGCGTCTAACCCATCAATGTATGCCTTGGTTCTTTCGGCTTGGCGCTTAGCGTTCTTCTCGGCTTCGCTCTCTTCTTTCTTTTGGGTTTCGCTTTTCGCGGCCTGAGCTTCTTGTATGGTTGTGATTGTTTGCAGAAGCTGCTCTCTAAACTTAGCACCTTCTTTAGTCGCTTCTTTTGTGTTGAGTGCAAGGCTTAAAACAAAGTCGCGCAGCTCTTCAAACGTGCGCTTACCTTGGTCAAACGCTCTTAACTCTTCAAATAGTTTTTTGGCTTCTTGCTGAGAAACACCAAGATCCTTAGATAGTTTCTCTATAGGAGAATCCATAAAAGGCTTGAAGATCTCGGGAAGCGCTAACTTCCATATAGGCGCGTATTCATTTGTCAGCGCCTTAGTGAACTCTTTGATTTCGTTAGTAAGCTTTAGCTTTGATATGTCGTAAAGCTGTTGATACAAAGCCTTCAAAGCTGGCGCAGCGTCGCTGTAATAACTCTCGCCAATATCTTTTAGCGATAAAGCGGCTTTATTGTTGGCAGCAACAAATTGAGCGGCGGCGCTTGATGCGTCTTTTGTCGCGTCCTCAAGAGTTTTTACATCTTTCGTAAGGCTTGAGAATGCAACAGTAATTAACGGAATACCGACTGCCGCAAGACCTCCAAGAACCACGCCGAGCGTTCCAAAACCACTTAAAAGCTGCGGGAGCTGCTGAGTAAGGGCTTGCGCGGCTGAAGTACCGGAAGCAACCTGCGTCGAAAAGTCTTGAACCTGATAACCAACATTTCTGAGGTTATATTGGAAGTTCTTTTTTGCATTGGCCGCATCATTCAATGCGGACGAATAAGACCTTGTTTGCTGGCCGGTAGATTCAAGCGTTTGGCCTAGCTCTTGAGCTTTCTTCTTGGCTTCGTCAGCGCCTTTTTTAAACTCTGCGCTATCAAGACCCAGGCCGACTTGTAAACCGGCGATCATCTTACCTGCCATTGTTTCCCCCTAAGATGTCAAGAAACTCTTTGCGAAATCCTGGCAACGAAGTGAATGCTAGAAAATCGCGCTCTTGTCTTGTCATGTTGCTTGGAGGTATGAAATATTCCTCCAAATGCGGGAAAAACTCTTGAGGCTTCTTAGACTGCGGGTTACGAGAGAAAGAAGACCCGATATTCCAGACAATCGCCATCATATGCGACATAAGCATCAGGTTTTGCCTGCCACCAATTACGCCGTCGCGCCACATCAATTCTAACGCTCTTACGGTCGCTACATCAAGATTGTCAAAAACTTCTGGCCGCTGTCCGTTGAATATTGCAGCAGCTCTAATCTGAAGATATAGCGACCCAGTTAGTTTTTTTTCGTTTCTTCGTAAGAGGGATCAACCGTCTTTTGCACAAGCTCTACAAGATGTTTGATGTCAACCTCGGACAGCGTTTCAGAAATATCGTCATAAGACAGGGCAAATAAATCTTCACCCTCCTTAAACCCGACAAGCGAAATCATTGCAATCTCGCGCATCTTTTGAATGGCTTTGTATCGCGCAGTGGTTTTCATGCTTGAACCCTGCACCATGACATCATCGTCAGTGACTTTGATGCCGTCATCGTTAGGAGTCGCAAATTCCCACAGTGACTGCAAGAGTGCCTGATACTCGGCCTCGACAACTTCATCTGAAGGCTTACGCATCTTTGCCATAAGTTCCTGCATCTCGTTGCGAGTAGGAACATAGACTTCTAAATCGTGGCCGTTAAACTGGATTGTCTTGTATTTTTTTCTTTGGAAACCGCCCAGACGTTCGTGTAGTTTCATCTTTTCGCCCTTTGTTTTGCTGCCCAATTGTTTAAATGAGTGCCTAGATCTTGTCTTAGTATTTCTAACATGTTTGGTATAGCAGTTTGAAAACCGCGCCGTATAAAAGGTGTGGCCGCTTGATCTGCTGTGCCATATTCGCGCGCCTCCGTGGCCGGTCGATATTCACCTTTTTCGTCGTAATACTTAACGCCAACATCGACATAACCAAAAGCAAGTGTATTTTGGTTTAGATACTTTCTCTTCTTGTCTTTGCCAGATGCAACCTTAGCTCCCGCACGAACCGTCGTCCTCATGCGGCCAGTATCTACAGGCGCAATTGATTTAATAACATCTCTGGCAGGCATCACCGCTTTCCTAAGAGCGGGAACCAAAGATCTTTTGGCCGCAGTAGAGCCAAATTCTTGCTGCATGTCCAGAAGCGTCTTTTCTAGCTCCCTTAGTCCTTTTACCTCAAACTCCATTGGTAACAATCCGCTTGTAAATAAGATCGTTGAGCTTGATGACGTAATTCACAACCTCTTCCGGGGTCATGTCGGGCGCATGAGCTTCTGCTATCTTGTGGCATAGATTGATGTTAATCAAACGCTGTTGAGGATACCCAAACCAGTTCTTAGCTCCGGTTTGGGCTTGAGCAATGAGATAACTCAATAAATCATCACTCGCTCTTTGCATGAGCCCTCAGCACAGAAAGACAGACTGCTTCGGCCCCACCGGGGCTGGCTTCCTGTAGGGCGGCATCCACCTCTTCCAAGGTAAAGGGATGCCCTTTTGCCATTGCATGAAGGTCGCCCCTGAATTCCGCCATCAGCGCCACTAATTCATCAAGTGTTGTTTGACCAGCCATATTGATTGCCTCGCGGATGAATCGTGAAAGTAACCT